CTGCACCAGATGCTGCAGCACCAGCTCCCGAAACAGCCCTAGCTCCTGAAACTACACCAGCTGAACCAACAAAATCTCCAGAACAGTCATTAGGTATTACATTACAAGGAAAAAATCCATATGATAGAGTAGGATCAATTGTAGATGTAATCCAAACTTCATTAATGAATTCAAAAGAAGAACCTAAAGCAATTGATCAATTTTTTAAACTATTAATACAAGATATAATAAAACAACGAACAGAATATTTTGATTCAAAAAATAAATAAAAAATGAAAAAAAATAAGTTACAAAATATAAAAGCCGTTCAAGAAATGATAGACGGCACACATAAATTTCAGACTAAAAAAATAATTGGGTTTTCTGATGCTGAGTCAACTTCTAAAAAAAATGCTAAACATGACATTGGCGAGATTTGGGAAGAATTTGATTCGGTATCAGGAGTAACTTATGTTATAGAACAGCGAGATGGATTCCGAGTTAAAAAACCAAAAAATTCAGAAGTATTTCAGGAAATACGAGATGAACTACGAATATTTAAAAATTGTCAAAAAGAAAAATGTACATGTATTGCTCCAAAGAGTATCGATGAAAAAATGAGAAAAGTACATAATATGTGTTTTGATTGTGTTATCGAAATGGAACATGATTTAAGAAAAGACGGTAAATATACCGAATATGAACAAGAAAAAATTCAAGCTAATGCATTAGCGTGGTTAGCATCCGCAGAACAAGATATGAAACTATTAAAAACTGCATATACTCAAGCAATGGAATTTGTTTCATCAACTAACGGAGATGTAGAACATTGGTCTGCAAAAATGACTAAAGAAGAATTTGAAGAAAAAATTGAAGTAGATTTTGCAAAATTTAAACAAGATTTCTTAACTAATTTAAATAGTAAACAACAAATAGAAGAACAAGATGAAACTAATTAAAAAATATTGGAAATTAATTACTGGTGCTATAATAGCAATATTTAGTATAAGTGTAATACACACAAATAAAGATAAAATTGCAAAAGTATTTGATGATGACTCTAAAGCAAAAAATATCGTTGATGATAAAATTAAACAAAATGATATTGCTATAGAAAAAATTGAAGAAAAAATTGAACAAGTTAAACAAGATCAAGTTGTTGTTAAAAAGCGTATACAAAAAAAGAAACGTAAAGTTATTGAGTTAGAAGATGTTAAAAAAGATGTTCCTGTAGTTGATAGAACATTAGCAGGAGCTAAACAAAATATACTTAAAAAAACGGAAAGAAAATGAAATATTTAATATCAATATTAGCATTAGTATTAACACTAAATGTATTTTCACAAAATCAGTTACCAGATTCATGTTTTACTAAAAAACAAGTATTGGATATTTCATTTACCATCGATTCATTGTGGTATTTGGATTCTATAAATAAATTAATAATTGAACAACAATCATCTATTATTGCTGATTACGATTGGCAAATTGAATTAGATAAAGCAAATTTAGCATATAAAGATGATTATATTGAAATATTAAGATCATCAACTGACACATATGAAATTGAACGAGATGAATATTTTAAATGGTATAATAAAAAATCAGTTTGGTTTGGTATTGGTGTAATTGCAACTACAGTAGTTTTTAAAATAGTAGCAGGGTTTTAATGGCACAACCAAGTTTAAAACAAGTTATTCAACAGCAGTACTTAAAATGTGCTGCCGATCCTGTTTTCTTTATGAGGCAGTATTGTTATATTCAACACCCTAAACGAGGTAAAATTAAATTTAATTTATATCCATTTCAGGAAGAGTCTTTAACTGAATTACGAGATAATCGATATAATATTATATTAAAATCTAGACAGTTAGGTATATCTACATTAACAGCAGGTTTTGCATTATGGTCAATGTTATTCAATGAAGACTATAATGTATTAGTAATTGCAACAACTCAGGAGGTAGCAAAAAACTTAGTAAATAAAGTTCAGGTTATGAACGAAATGTTACCTAGTTGGCTTAAAACTGAGATAACATCTAATAATAAATTATCATTAAAATTTAAAAATGGTTCACAAATAAAAGCAATTTCATCAGCGTCGACTGGTGCTCGTTCAGAAGCATTATCATTGCTAATTGTAGATGAGGCTGCGTTTATTAGAAACATTGAAGAAATTTGGATAGCATCCCAAGCAACATTATCTACGGGTGGGGGCGCAATTGTATTGTCAACTCCAAATGGTATGGGTAACTGGTTTCATCAAACATGGATGGGTGCTGAATCAGGAGATAATGGATTCCATACAATTAAATTACATTGGAACGTGCATCCAGAACGAGATCAGGATTGGCGAGATGATCAAACTAAATTATTAGGAGAAAAAGGTGCAGCTCAAGAATGTGACTGTGACTTTATCGGATCTGGTCATACAATTGTAGATGGTAATTTATTAGCTGAATATGAAGCGGCGTGTGAAGAACCAATTGAAAAACGAGGATATGATAATGGGTATTGGATCTGGGAATATCCAGACTATTCGAGAGATTACTTAGTAGTAGCTGACGTTGCCCGTGGCGATGCACGAGATTATTCAGCTTTTCAGATATTTGACATAGAAGCAGTAAAACAGGTTGCTGAATATAGAGGTAAGATACCACCAAATGATTTTGGTAATATGTTAGTAACCGTAGCTACGGAATGGAACAATGCATTATTAGCTATTGAAAATGCAAATATTGGTTGGGCAGCAATTCAACCAGCAATTGATAGAGGTTATGCTAATTTACATTACACATATAAAGATGATGGTTATACTGATGCAGATGTTCAATTACGCAAAGGATATGACATGAAAGATAAATCACAAATGGTACCGGGTGTTACTACATCTAGTAGAACGAGACCATTAATGATATCTGCATTGGAAATGTATATGCGAGAAAAGACACCAATAATACGTTCTAAACGATTGATACAAGAACTATTTGTATTCATATGGTTAAATGGTAAAGCACAAGCACAAGTTGGTTACAATGATGACTTAGTTATGTCATTTGCTATAACATTATGGTTGAGAGATACTGCATTAAAATTAAGACAACAAGGTATTGATCTAAATAAAAGAGCGATGTCTCAGTTTCGAAAAACAGATAGTGTTATTTATACTGGGAATAAAAATCAAAATGATTCATGGACTTGGAAAACAGGTAATGGTGATGAGAATTTAAACTGGCTTTTGTAAACGTTTATATTTATAATAAATTATTATTATTATAAGTATGGCTTCATTAAGAAAACGATTACGTAATTTATTTAGTACCAATGTAATATTACGCCAACAAGGCAATAAAATAAAAGTTGTTGATACTAATCAATTACAATCACGTGGTAATATATCAAATACAAAAATAACAGACCGTTATAACAGATTACACGGATCATATAATAAACAAAGATCTGGAGGTTATGGAGGTTATGATTCAAATTATAACTCTGTACAAAATAGATTTCAATTATATGCTGATTACGAAATGATGGATAAAGATCCAATCATTAACTCAGCACTAGATATTTATTCGGATGAAGCTACATTAGAAGATCAATTCGGCGAAATTTTAACAATTAAATCTGATAAAACTAATATTCAAAAAATACTTTATAATTTATTTTATGATGTATTAAATATTGAATTTAATTTATGGCCATGGATTCGTAATGTAGTTAAATATGGTGATTTCTTTTTAAAACTAGATATTTCAGACGAAATTGGTATTATTAATGCAAGACCAATATCATCGTATGAAATTGAACGTATTGAAGAATATGATGAATTAACCGGGCAATACAAAATAAAATTTCAGCATTCAATCGGCCAAAAAGACGAATATGAATCGTTTGAAATTGCACATTTTAGATTAATGTCTGATTCTAACTTTTTACCATATGGTAGATCTATGTTAGAAGGTGCAAGAAAAGAATTCCAAAAATTAATGTTATTAGAAGATGCGATGTTAATTCACCGTATCATGCGAGCACCTGAAAAACGTATTTTTAAAATAGATATTGGTAATATTCCACCAAATGAAGTTGATACATTCATGGAACAAGTTATCAATAAAATGAAAAAAATTCCACACGTTGATCAGGCAACGGGTAATTATAATCTTAAATTTAACATTAATAACATGTTAGAAGATTTTTATTTACCAGTGCGTGGCGGTCAAAGTGCAACTACAATTGACACATTACCGGGTATGACATTTACAGGTATTGAAGATATTGAGTATGTCAGAAATAAAATGATGGCTGGATTAAAAATTCCAAAACCATTTTTAGGATACGATGAAGGCGCTGAGGGTAAGGTTACATTAGCATCAATGGATATACGTTTTGCTAGAACAATTGAACGCGTACAAAAAATAATGGTATCTGAGTTAACTAAGATTGCAATTATACATTTATACACTCAAGGCATCGATGGTGAAGATTTAATAAATTTCGAATTAGCATTAACACCATCATCTATTATATATGATCAGCAAAAAGTAGCTCTAATGAATGAAAAGATTCAATTAGCAGTTGCAATGCGTGATAGTAAATTAGTTTCTGATAAGTATATATATGAATACATATTTAATATGTCAGAAGACCAATGGTTGCAAGAACGTGTTGATATCGTTGAAGATTTAAAATTAAGATTCCGTCAAAATCAAATAGAACAAGAAGGAAATGATCCAACCGTAACAGGAGTATCGTACGGAACACCACATGATTTAGCATCAATTCATATGAGTTCAGACGATGTTGAAGAAAAAGATGCAGGAGGTCGTCCGAAAGAAGGTAT